TCGGCAACTAGTTTTTCGACATTGGCAGTTTCAGGCGGCGGTGGTGGTGCGTACAAAACCAACGCATCAGGAAATGTTGGCGTTGCCGGTGGATCAGGCGGCGGTGGCGGTCCGGATGATTCCGGAGTTTCCGGTGGTGCCGGTGGTGCAGGAAACACGGGCAGTTATTCACCGGTTGAAGGTTTTGCCGGATCATTTGGATTACATCAAACACCGACATGGATTTCAGGCGGTGGAGGTGGAGGAGCTGCGGCGGCTGGAACAAATCCAACATCATCCGTTGCACCAAATGGCGGTGCTGGAGCCAACACATACAATTCAATCAATTTTTCTGCCTGGTTAAGTGCAACCAGTTCAGGGGTTAGCGGTTATCTAGCCGGCGGCGGTGGCGGCAGCCACAATTTGGTTTTAAGTACGGGAGGAATTGGCGGCGGCGGTGCCGGAACACAGAGTTCAGGAACCGCTACGGCTGGAACACAGTATTCAGGCGGCGGCGGTGGTGCCGGTCCGTGGAATGATAACGTCGGTTCAGCCGCCGGCGGTGCGGGAATTGTAATTGTGAGGTACGCAGCATGAGCCATTGGGCAGAATTAGATGAACAAAATGTTGTGATCCGCGTTTTGGTTGGTGATAACGATGATCCAGCAGGGGATGAGGGTTATCAATGGCTGATTGATAATCTTGGCGGCACATGGGTGAAAACCAGTTACAACGGCAAAATCCGTTTTAATTACGCTGGAATTGGATACACATACGATCCCATCGATGATGCATTTATTGCACCGATGCCAGAATGTGGACATGACTCATTAACACTTAACGATTTGAAACGATGGGAGTGTGAAACCTGTGCAGCTCAAATCCCAAAACGGTTGGCCGGCGAGTAAAGACCGGGCTGAATTAGGCATTGAAACGTTTTTGATTCCAGGCACAAAAATCAAATTGCATTGTGCCAAATCCGTTGCACCCCTATTGGTAGGTTTTGCAGCAGAATTCCATGAATTGATCGAACCCATCGATGAAGGCGGCCTGGATGATTGGGGTTATTGTTTCCGAATGGTACGTGGCAAGACCGACAATCTGAGCAATCATTCAAGCGGAACCGCCATCGATCTAAATGCCACACGTCATCCATTGGGCAAGGTCGGAACATTCCCAAATGAGAAAGTACCCATGATCCGGGCCCTGGCTAAAAAATACGGTTTAATTTGGGGAGGCGATTATCGAAACCGCAAGGATGAAATGCATTTCGAAATTGGGTTGACGCCAGCGAAGGCCGCTGCGCTAATCGAGAAGCTGGGGAAATCAAAGTGAATCAATTTAAAGCAATGGCGGCATCATGGTTGCGTTCATTCCTGGCTGCAGGGCTGGCCGTTTACATGGCCGGAGTGACCGATCCAAAGGCCATCGCAATGGCAGGCGTTGCCGCCGTGGCCCCCGTAATCCTCAGGTACCTAAACCCCAACGATGCTGCATTCGGCAACAATGAAAAATGACCGAAACAATCGCCGCGATTGGATTGATCGCCGCTGCAACGATTTCATCGATTGCGGCCATTTTCGCAGCTAAGGCCGAAAAGAATTCCCGACCCGTTTCAAACGGATTTGCCGAAGGCATCCGGGGTGATGTACGGGAAATCAGGTCATTGCTCATCGAGCATTTGAAGGATCATCCGAAGGGTTAGACACGCCGAAAATCAGGCGTGAATCTTGCAAATGTCGGTCCAATGCGTCACATTATCTCCAGGCAGACCAACCAACTGCCATCGGGAGAAAAAATGAGCATGGAACAAATCATTGGGTTCGCAGTATTGGCCCAGCTATCAATCGGAACCATTTTGTATTCGATGGGCTACCGGGACGGCAAATCCGTGGGTTACCATCATGGCCGGTCAATCGGCATGGCAATGGGCAAATCTAAGGTGGCCAAATAATGTCATTCCTAGACCATTACGAAACGGTAAATCAAAAAGTCATCAGACTGCACGCCACCTATCCGACCAACCGCATTGAAACATCGATCATCGATTGGAATCCGGAAAAGGGTTACATTCTCATTGAATGCAGAATCTTTCGCCATTATGAGGATGAAAAGCCAGCCGCCATCGATTATGCACACGGCATGGTGACCGCGTACAACGTACAAATGAAGCGTTGGTACGTCGAGGATACAGTGAGCAGCGCAATCGGCAGAGCCGCATCGGTGGTTTTGGGAACCGAGGAAAAGGCATCAAAGGAATCGATGATCCAGGTCGAGAATCTGCCGAAGGCGTTTATCGATGATGATCCATGGTCAAGGCCATTCGGCGAGGATGGGTTTACAACGGCCTCCACGGCGATCCAGGAGATCAAAACCCAGCTAGGTGGGGAAATGGTCGGAGAAGCCCCTACATGCGTTCATGGACACCGAATTTGGCGTGAAGGTACATCGGCCAAAACGGGCAAAGAATGGGCAAATTATTCATGCCCGGAAAAAAACAAAGCAAACCAGTGCGGTCCGATTTGGTACGTGCGGTCATCCGATATGCAGTGGAAACCACAGGTGTGATGATGGGTGACATGGAAATAATCAAATTATCAACCGGCGATAAAACTATATTTAAGGCCGATGGAACCGTGATTAAAGAATCAAATCCCATCACGATCGAATGGTGTGATAGATGCGAAATGTGGAAACCCCTGGAATTTGGTCGATACGTAACCGCCGACGAATTGCACCTTATTTGGGAATGTGCGGAGTGCAAATGATATTGGTGAGATTGACTCATGATCAGGAAATGGCGTGCGCTAAAGCTGCGTTAGAACGTGCCGTTGGTTCGGAAGGCTTAAAGGATTATGCCGTCCAAAAATTGAACCTATTTCAAGACATTGCCCGGAGTAGCGAAGCCATCGGAGCTGAAAACGCGGTGGCTAAGTATTTCGGAATTGACGAATGGAAGGCCACCGTCAACACATTCAAAAATCAGGCCGATGTGGGCTGGAATTTGGAAGTTAAACACACGCCATGGAAGGAAGGCTGCCTGATTCTACGTGATCGCGATCGAGCTGATGACGTGGCCGTTTTGGTGACCGGCAATTCGCCGAATTACTACATCGTTGGATGGATTCCCATTGGCATGGCACGCAGACCATCCAGGCAACGCAGTGATGGTTCGTATTGGATCAATCCATCGGATTTAAATCCCATCGAGAATTTGAATAGGAGTATTTATGCGAGAAACTATCAGGCTTGATTGCCGGGTTGAAAAAAAATCAACCGATCATCAAATTGTAAAGGTGACCGACAATTTGCCACCATTCGTGCACTGCGTGGAATGCCTATCATGCGGCACATTAGGCATTGCCAGTTTCCAGGTTGATGATGCCGACCTATGAATTCAAATGCCCGGTCTGCTCAACAGTAAAGCCGGTCAAGGCTGGATTCGATGAGGATTTCACACCGCCTGGATGTCCTTATTGCATGGTTACCATGGAACGCATTTGGACGTCAACACCCATCCATTTCAAGGGTAAGGGTTGGGGTGGCGATAAATGATGCCTGTGGATAACCTGTGGACAACACGCCGAGGCCCCGTTCAACTTATCCACATATTTGCAATGTATTTGACATCGTCGGTACGCTGGACTCGCTTGAAGCAAGCCGGTGAGCCGGTTCGCTTGCTTAGGCGATTTCGGCTATTGCCACCCAGTCTTTTGGGCACAATGTGATCGATGTGCATGGGTCCTTCACTCTCACCACATGATTGGCAACAATATCCATCACGTGCCAGGATTCTTTCGCGTATTCGTCTCCATCCCTTTCGGTCTGATGACTTCCATGCCTTCGACATTAGAACCAATCCTTATCCTGATGATGTACCCATGCGTTACACATTGAACCATAACGATGGCGTATGTATCGAATGGTTTCATCGATCTGCCTGAATGGGTCAAGGCGTCTATACCATTGGGATTTCATTTGCCCTAGGCCGTAATGACTTCCATTGACTGCATCAGGATTCCACCTGGATTCTTTTGTGATGATTTTGACAAGGCATTGATATTGCTTGAAATCAATGATCCT